GTAAGTTTGAAGATGGCGCACACAGAGTATCTGCTATATGGTTACTACAGCAAAGAATGGATCCTAAAAATCCATTGTGGAAAAATGCTAAATTAAATGTTCAGTTTGTTAAGCAAGGTGTGGCGGAGGCAGGAGTTGATCCTAACGCACCGTTTGATTATGATGCTTGGGCTAAGTCTGGCAAGAAGCCTCGCCAACCCGGCAAAGCCGTTAAACAATTAGCACAACAAACTCGTGACGCTCAAAAGAAAAAACAGCAAGGTGTGGCGGAAGGTAAAAGAAGAGATGGAAAATGATCCTGATAAATATCCAGTATACCCAGAAGATGATGGTACAGATCGTCCAAGAAATCCTTATAGCCCTGTGTAAAGACATTTACCATGGGCTAGCAAGATTAGGGTGCGGATTAGCTGGAATTTATTATGAAGAAGAAGAGTCTTGATTGGTCGTTATTTGAAGAATTCGTAGGGCGTTTAACCGTCCTATGGGAAACTGAAGCCTGGCAAAAATCAGCAGGCAAAAACAAAAACGGTGGACTTAATGACAAAGGGATCGCTAGCTATCGTGCTAGCCATCCTGGAAGTCACTTACAGAAAGCTGTAACAACTAAGCCCAGTAAACTAAAACCAGGAAGCAAAGCGGCTAAACGTCGTAAAAGTTTCTGTGCTCGTATGAGTGGCATGGAAGGTCCTATGAAAAAGCCTAATGGCGAACCTACACGCAAAGCATTATCATTGCGTAAGTGGAATTGCGAATGAGATTCGTAGAGTTTGATCGTAGCCACGATACTCCTGATAGTTCTATTAGTTTAGATCCTAATCGCACTGACTATGAAATACGTAACTATCATAAGTTAGACAAATATCTAGTTGACTTATGTAAAATGGTTACTAAAAATGTTTCAGACAAACATCCTGGAATGGTAGCCGCAGGAGTACTAGCTCTCGAAGGCCCATTTGTAGCAAGAACAAGTAGTTATGATGGTGACGGTATGTACGTTCACGCAGAGCGTAATGCTATTGAAGCATATGAAAACGAAGTTGGTCCTATCCCAGAAGGATCATTAATTATTACCACACTAAGTCCATGTAATGAACAACACGATGAAACAGCAGAAGAACGTGTTGGAGAAAGTTGTACAGAATTAATAAATTCAAAAGGTATACAAAAAGTCTATTGTGGATATATTGATCCAACACAAGACGATGATATCAGAGAGTTTAATCAAATGGAAACTGCTAATCAAAAGATACGCCAAATTTGTAAAGAATTCGCAAGCACTTTCCTTCCTATCAAAGAAAACTTTGCCGATGGTCGACATCCAGAAGATAAAGGCGATAGTAAGCGTTATCATGTACCTACTAAAGGTAGCGTAAGTAGTCTACGTAAGTTTGCCAAAGGGCATAGTGGTCGTGCGGCACAGTTAGCACATTGGATGGCTAATATGAAATCAGGACATAAGAAATGAAAAGATTATTATTGATAGCAGTATTGGCATTAAGTGGTTGTAGCACACTGAGCGACCTTAAAGATCAAATTCCTAGCTTCTGGGACGGCAATCAAAGTGTAGTAGTTACTGACATGCAACAGATAGCACGTCATATCGATTGTACTGGAGATGTTAAGCCACAACTACACGACTTGTTTATGAAAGTAGAATGGTATGACTTGTACGCTAATACCAAAGGTACTAAGGACATGGCTAAGTTAGATGTTGTTATGCTTAACACAATTAAAGAGTTTCAAGATAGAGTAGCACAAGGACCTGTGAGCCCATTGTATTGTGACATGAAAAAGAAAGTGTTAATACAGCAAGCTGACATAATCGCAAAAACCGTACAAGGGCGCTTTTAACTTTTAGTTTTAAGACCTTTGTTCCAAGGAATTCTTCCTTTAGCGGCATCTGACATCTTTTTCCTGGCTTCATCAGAAAATATTCTAGTTTTGCTTATAGCTATTAATTTTTCTTTTACATGATCTGGCATTTTACGGCCAGTATTTGCTTTAAGAAGTTTTTCTTTATGTTCCGGAGTCAACACTTTCTTACCTTTAAGAGCATTAGATAATTTTTCTCTATGCTCTTTTGTTTTAGTAGGAAGTTTGCGGCCTTTATTTGCTTTTGAAATCTTTTCTTTAGTTTCTTCAGTATGTTTAGTAAATCCTGTTGATCCATACCCATTTGATTTATTAAGCCAGCTACTATTAAACTTAGCATCAAATGTTGTAAGAACTTTCTTTTCGCATTTTAGTGCTTGATCAGCACGTTCAAACACTTTACGCACTTGAAATTCAAATGCATCTTTTCCGTGTTCTTTAACTAAATCTTTTATGTATGATGATGATGTAAAGTATGTGTTCCAAAATTGTTCTGGATTGGCAACTTTTTTTCCGCTATTGGCATAACTTGCTCCGTAATAAAATTGTCCCGTAGGTTTGAATTTAATTAGGTAAGTATAAGGTTGATAAATATTCATGCTGATTGCTCCTTGAAAGCATTAGAGTAGTTGGGAATTCCACTTCCGCGAACTACAACTATATTTATCAAGGGAGATTCTAATGAGCGATCAATTACAACAAGTAGCACAAAGCGGTGATCAATGGGCATCCGAACGTGCCAATTATGCTATGCAAGTTCATCAAGCTGTTGGTGCCGGACAACTTAGTCCAAGTGAAGCCAAAGAGATTCTACAAGATATGATTAACACACAGCAGTTACAAGAGCAAGCACAAGCTGATCAAGTCAAAGCTGCCTTGTTTTTTGGTATCATGCAACTGATTAGTTTATACGCTTAAACACATCCACTAGAGCTTGCACTAGATCTTCAATCATACCATCATCATGGAACGGAGTTGGCGCAAATCTTAAACGTTCAGTTCCCACATCGACGGTTGGGGCGTTTATCGCTTGAACGTATATACTGTAATCTTGTAACAACGCATCACTCATAGCTTTAGTACGTTTGGCATCTCCTACTAGCACAGGAACAATATGACTAGTACTACATTCCATTACAGGAATACCAGCCGCTTTTAATCTATATTTTAATTTGCGAGCACGTTCTTGATGTTTGTCGCGTACTTCATTATGATCTCTGAGCCATTTGATAGCGGCTAGCGCACCACTACAAGTAACAGGACTCATACTAGTTGTAAAGATGAATCCAGCGGCTACGCTACGAATAGCGTCGGCTACAATCTTATCGCAAGCAATGTAGCCACCCTGGACTCCAAAGGCCTTTCCCAAGGTTCCGTTGATTATATCAATCTTGTCTTCAAGCCCAAGTTCTTCTACCTTACCACCACCTTGCGGTCCATACAGGCCTACAGCATGTACTTCATCAATATAAGTAATGGCTTTGTATTTTTCTGCTAGTTTACATATCTCTGCAATGTGTCCAACATCTCCATCCATTGAATAGACACTTTCAAACACTACACAAGGAGTCTTACCCTGTGCAAAACTAATCTTAAGTTTCTGTTCTAGATCTTCTAAGTCGTTGTGCTTGAAGATGACTTTGTTAGCACGACTATGTTGTATGCCTACAATGATACTGTTATGATTATTAGCATCGCTGATAAATTCAATATTAGGTATAATCTTAGCAAGTGCTATCAATGTCCATTCGTTGGCTACATAAGCACTACTGAATAGCACAGCCTTTTCTTTTTTGTGTAAGGTAGCAAGCTCGTGCTCTAGAGCTACGTGATAATGACTAGTACCGCCAATGTTGCGTGTACCGCCTGAGCCTGAGCCTGTGTGGTCTAGTGCTGTGTGCATAGCTTCTAAGACTACCTTGTTCTGTCCCATGCCCAAGTAGTCATTTGAGCACCAGTTAACAATGCTTTTAATGTTGTAGGGCCCGTACCAAATGGCCTGTGGGAACTTGCCTGTTTCACGCACAATATCGTTAAACACACGATATTTGCCGTTGTCTTTCATGTCTTGTATTAGTTTTTCAAAAGGTTGCTTGTTGATCATAGTTACATATTTAAGCTAAATATTGATAGAGGACTCATATTATGACTAGAATCGCTGTTCCTGTAGGATACACAAGCTGGAATGCTTATATAGAAGCACAAGCTAACGCCGCGACACCACAAACTATCGAACATAGAAGATTAGTTAAACGCAATATTAAATTAGGAATGGAAGCGGCTATTGATAAACAAGCTGGCGGAAATACTCTAGCACCAAATTATCGTCCATATAATGTATATACAACACCAGGAACAGTAAGTCCAGCAACTGGACATCCTTGGACTACATCGTAAAGGAATTTAAATGATATTAAATTTCCCTTCAAGTCCTAGAATAGGACAGATTTTCACCGGCGATAACAACGTAAAATACACCTGGGATGGTGTCAAGTGGCTAGCTCAAGGTAGTCTAAACACAGCAACTCCTTATCTAGTAGCACCCGCAACTAACACTCAAACGGGTGGAGTTAAAATAGGTGCTAATATTTCTATCAGCAATACTGGGCAAATCAGTGTTGCTAATCCTCTTACAGTAAACAACGTAGCA